GGGATTATCCCTGGATCGTAGAAAGGAGATTGAAAAAATGATTAAAATGGATGGAGTAAGACATTCCTTTCAGGATGCCAACGAAACTTTGTTTTTTGCACGGCAACTGGAAGCTATTGAGGCGAAAGCCTATGAGTTTAAAGAGCGTGAGCTGAAACATAGGAAGTATATTCCTGTCAGCAACCGTGATAACCCCGGAGCTGAGAGCATTACATATCGGATGTTTGGACAGGTAGGCATGGCTCGGATTATCGGGAATTATGCCAAAGACCTGCCAAGAGCCGATGTTTTCGGAAAGGAACATACCCAGCCCGTAAAAACTGTGGGAATATCCTTTGGATACAATACACAGGAGGTCAGAGCGGCAAGTTTCGCCAACATGCCATTAGACACCATGAAGGCCGATGCAGCCAGGCGCGGGATGAATGAGAAGCACTCCAAGATTGCATGGACAGGGGATGCTGAATATGCCATGTATGGAGTTTTGAATAATCCCAATATCCCTGAGCTGGCGGCGGGAAATGGGTTGTCCGGATCTCCTCTATGGGTCAATAAAACTCCTGATGAGATTATTACCGATATCCAACTTGCTACTACAAGAATTCAGGTACAGAGCAAAGATATTCATAAAGCCGATACAATGCTTCTTCCCCGTACTCAATACGATATTATCTCCAAATATCCACGGTCAACCCATTCTGATATGACTATCCTGGAATATATCACGAAGCCCAGAAACTCTTTTGGGCTGACTACAGTTGATGTACTCTATGAACTGGAGGATGCATTCACTTCCGGGACCGAAGACGGGATGCTGGTCTATGAGAAAAGCCCCGAAGTGCTGGAACAAAGAATTCCTATGGAGCTTCAATTCCTTCCAGTGCAGGCACGTAATCTTGAGTATATCATCCCCGGTGAGTCGAGACATGGCGGGACTGTAATTCGATATCCTTTGGCCATGTTATTTTTCACCGGAATTTAAGGGAGGCGTTATGAATGTACTTTACGGCAAGGCAAACACGCTCACCTTGCCCTACAGCCTTGAAGGAGTTTCAGGGAGCTTTACTTTCGTCCCTGGGAAAAATGAGATCAGGCCGGAAATCTGGAAGGCTATTTGCCTTCAGCACAAAGACAGGTTTGAAGCTTGTTATTCTCGATATCTGAAAGTTTTTCAGCCGTCCAAGGTTGAAAATATTGAATTCGGGAAAACTGATTCTATTGTTCAGGTTGAACTGGGTGAAGATGTTATTGATTTTTCTTCGCTGACCAGCAATGCGGCTATTGAACTGATCGAAAACACGATGGAGCCGGACGAACTGAAGGAATATCTGACAATTGAGAAAGGCCAGAAAAAGCCACGTAAGGCCATTATTAAGGCGATCGAGGCCAAAATTGAGGAGATTGAGCAGTTTGACGCGAAAAGAGAAGAAGGGAACTAACCAATGTCCGCCACCACCCAGGCAAATGTCCTCATCATAGCTCCGGAGCTTTCTTCCGTCGATGCTGGAACGTGGACGCTTATACTTGCTGATGTGGCGGCTGAAGTTTCCTCTTCGGTCTATGGTACAAATCAGGAGCGGGCGCAGAGGTACTTAGCCGCGCATTATCTTACGCTGATTAATTCGAGCAGTAAACAATCTTCAGGGCCGGTAGTGTCGGAGACTGTCGGGCAGGTATCAAAAACTTATGCTCAATCATCTACATCGAAAAGCGATTACAGCTCCACGGTCTATGGCCAAACATTTTTAGGCATTCGCAAGGGCTGCGTAGTCGGGTTCACGGTGATAACGCCATGATCAAGGCAAATGTAAGCATTAAGGATGATCGCAAAGAGTGGGACAAGATGGCGAAGGCTGTATCTGATATGTCGGTTAAAGGTGGAAATGCCGTTGACGTGGGTCTTTTTGGTGAGCAGGGAAGTGACCTTGTGGAATATGCCTCCAAAAATGAGTTTGGGGACCCGTCAAACAGATATCATGGTCGTTTAGCACCGATACCTCCACGACCATTCATGAGACTAACTTTTGATTCCGAGAAAGACAGGATTGAAGAGCAGATCGATAAGGCGAAGATCAAGGTAATTACAGGGGATCTCGACAAGGATAAATTTCTTGTTCGGCTTGGGTTATATTTTCAGCGTAAAGTGGTAGAGAAAATCAATGATTCTCCATCATGGGCCGCTCCTAATAAACCATCCACGATACTCGAAAAGGGAAGCTCTCATCCCCTTATCGATTCCGGCAGAATGCGACAATCGATCACTCACAGGTTAGTAAAATGAGCTTATTAACCCTGGAATCCGTCACCTTAACCAGAAAGGCCGCAGGATCTTACGTTAATGGCCATTACGTTGATGGTGCGGTGGCCTCTTCCACAATCGAGGCGAATGTTCAGCCTTTGACAGGAAAAGAGATTTTGCAGCTTGCAGAAGCGGACCGGAATCGGGAGAGCCTGAAAGCTTTCTCCACTTCCGAGATCAGGGTGAACGACATCATAACCAGGTCAAGCAAAACCTATGAAGTGCAAAAAGTAGCGGATTATGCGGTTCAAAGCATTCCTCACTATGAAGCGGTTATGTTGCTGATCGAGGGGCAATAATGGGTGCATACCGGTTAGATGAGACTAAGGAACTGGCTCTGTACAACTGGGTATCTACCACGCTCGGTATTACTACGATCTGGGACAAGCCGAACAATAAGGCCAGTGACAGGCCTGCACTGCCATATGCTACGCTTAATTTTTTAGGCGGTTCACGAAGCGAGGGACCGTCTGAGGAGATTTATAAAGCTGACGATACTTTCACTTATCCTATTCGGAAAGTTCTTACTTTTTCCGTTCAGATATTTGCTGAAAATGGATACCTGGAATATGCGGACGATCTGATTAATTCACTTTCGTTGCCAACTATTCAGGATTCCTTAAGAGTTTCCGGATTCGCTATCAGGGGCCATTCTGACCCCTTGGACATATCACGGCTCCTGGATACAAAGTTTGAAATGAGAGTTGCTGTAGATATTTTCCTGGCCTATGAGAAAGATGTTGATGATGTACTAGGGGAGATCCGGCGCGTAAGTATTACAGAAGGAAGCTTAAGCGAAGATATTAACATGATTGGTCCATTTATATCTGATTTAGATGTAGATGCCACATGATTAAGCCTGTAAGGATTGTATGATTGAATTATTATTGAACGGTGATTTTTCTGAATGGGCAGAAGGCATCCCTAATAATTGGGACAGTCTTAATCCTCTTGATTTTTTAGCTCAACATGATCCTCTGGGAATAGAAGTTTATCCCTGGCTTGGTCCACCTAATCCAGAGTGGACGGGGATGTGGCAGGATGTTTTAGAAGTAGGCAAAACGTATACATATTCGATAGAAATTGAGATTTTAGGATCTTATGATGGTGGTGGAATAATCCTAACAAATGGGAATGGCATTAATTATACTGAAATAATGACAACTCCTGGAATATTTACGGGAGAATTTATAGCTCAGTCAGAAACAAGATTTTCGGTAGAATACAGGGCCTTAGTTGACTGGGCCGTCATTAATTCTGTCTCGGTTCAGGAAAAAGAATCTGAGATTGAACCTGAAATTGGAGGTGTTTTAGTGGGAACTAAACTTTCTGACATAATTGGGATTACGATCAGTCGGGAGACTGCCCGATTAACCCTGGTAGGATTTGGGACACCTCTTCTTTTAGGTGAGACCTACAGGGTTTATGATCGGGTTAAAGCATACACAGAGCCTGACGATATGCTTGATGACGGATATGAGGATACTGATCCACTCTATCTCATGGCTCAGTCGCTCATGGCGCAAGATCGAAGCCCTGATCAATTTAAAGTGGGCCGGAAATATGCTGATGTGAACGCGAAACAGACCGTAACTTTTACAGGGTCAATTTCGGCAGGACATTTTCATTTGATCCTTGGGGCGGAGACTACTGGGACTATCGCCTATAATGCTGATGCATCAACAATAAAATCGGCCATTGAGGCGCTTACGGCGGTTACTGAGGTCACGGTTACTGGATCGATAGGCACTGCGGTGGTAATCGAATTCACCGGAGCGGACGCCACCACGCATTGGGATACTTTTGATGTGGATATTGATGATCTGACAGGGGCCACCGACTATGATGTGACCGTAAATCAATACGGATCGGCGGTTGAAACATATACAACGGCAATTTCTCAATGCCGGATCGAGGACGATGATTGGTATTGCCTTCTGACAGAAACCAGAACCAAAGCCGATATCCTGCTTATTGCAGCGGCCATTGAGGTACTATCCAAAATTTATATCGCATGCTCTGATGATGCAGACGTAATAACGTCGGCCGATGACGATGTTATGAGCGAGTTGCAGGACATGTCATACGACCGAACATCCTTAATTTGGAGTACAGACGAGGCCAATTACCCCGATTGCGCATGGGTCGGGTTGCAGATTGCAAAAGAACCAGGGAGCACAACCTGGAAATTTAAGAATCTGGCCGGTATCACTGCCGATTATTTCACAACGACCGAAGTCAATTACCTCAAAGATAAGAATGCAAATTCCTACGAAGAGATCGCAGGAGTGAGCGTAATAACCGGAGAAGGCTGCATGGCTTCGGGAGAATACATCGACGTTATTCAAGGGTCTGACTGGCTACAGCAACGAATGGCCGAGCGAATCTTTACACGATTGATCAATTCTGAAAAGATTCCCTTTACCACTCAAGGGATGGCCGTCATTGAAAATGAAATCCGTTATCAGCTCGGCAAGGGGGTTGATTCAGGGTTCCTTGCTGAAGGATCGATGGTTGTAACTACCCCTGCGATTGAAGATGTTGACCCACTTGAAAAGTCTGCGCGATGGTTAAATGGTGTTACATTTTCGGCAACGCTGGCCGGTGCGGTCCACAAAGTAACAATCGTCGGAAAGTTGGAGGTATAACATGGGAGCCGTAAAAACTTGGGATAGATCGTTAGCCTCCCTCATTATCGGCGGGAGTATCATTAATAGTTGGAAAAAGGTTGTGGTCACGATGGGCACCGATGCATGGACTTTCACGAGTGGCGCGGGCGGTGAGCTGACGCGCACAAAAAATAGTGGGTCAATCGATAGCATTAAAGTGACTCTGCCTCAAACATCGACTGATAATGCCATGATGACCGCATTTGAAATATCAGGGGCATTAATTCCCTGCATGTTTGTCGATAAGGGCGGGACTTCACTTCATACCATGCCGGAGGGGACCGTAGTCAAGATTCCTGATGCAGAGTATAGTGACGAGCCTTCGGACAGAGAATGGACTATCACCGGACAAATTATCAATCCCAATATCGTTGGAGGCAATAATTGAGAGAGCCAGTCAGGAAAATGATCGATGGAGAAGACTATACTTTTTGCCTTCTTCCTCCACGTCAAAGCGTGAGATTGTTAACCAAAATTATGAAGATCATCGGGCCTGCTCTTGGAACAATCGTTGAGGGGAATGATCTTTCAAACCTTGATAGTGTTCAGGACATCGATTTTGATCTAAGCAAGGCAGTGTCGGCCCTTTTTGATCATGTGAACGAGGATGATGTTGACATGATTATCGATGCTCTTATTTCTCAGGTGATACACAAGGGCACAGGTGATCTTTCAAAGTCGTTTGATTACCACTTTCAGGGCAGACTTCCTCATTTGTTCAAGGTGATCGGGGCCGCATTGGAGGTTCAGTACGGGGATTTTTTCGCAGGAAAGCTCGGAGACCTAAAAGGAAAACTTCGGGCGGCTATTCCCCAGGGGTTGCAAATGTAGACTTGTTTTTGTGGCGGCCAGTGCTGGCTAAGGTCGCCACATTGGAAGAGATCGAGCGTTCATGGTCAATTAACGATCTCATGGACGCTCATGAGGCAC